TGTTATTACAGGATCAGGAACGACAGACAGCAAACTTTAGAGAATCTATAAACCAAGCACTTGAATCAGCAAGCAGACAATATACAAGGAATGTAAGAGGTCTTGAAGCACAGAGAGATAACAGACGTAATCAACTACAGAGTAATATTAATCAAGCCTATAATCAGGTACCTTCACTTGGTAGCACCTTACTAAATGTGGCTACACAAGGCTTAACTTCTTACGTTTCTCTACTACCAGACTAATGACATCTAGTGTTCAAAGTACAGCTTTTCAATCCTCTGCAAGACCTGTAGATACTTTTGTAGCTCCTCCCAGTGTTCAACCTAAAACTGGTATTGAGTCCTTAGCTGAAACACTTGCTGCTGTAAATCCTAATCTTCAGAAGTTTATTGGTACTAAGATTGATGAAGCAGTAAAAGATGAAAGAAGAAAAGGTGCAAGAATTGCTATAGAAGAGTCTAAAAGTGGATTCAAAGATATTGTTAAAATTGTTCGTAATCAAGACGGAAATGATAGTGCAAGACAATTAGTTGGAGGGAGTATTTTTGCTAATGATGAGTATGACAAAGTTAAATCAGAATTATTAGGTGACACTTACGCAAATAGAATAGAAGCGTTGTATCAAAGTAAAAAATATAAAACAACAACTCTTGATGGGAAAGAGATTGAAGTGCCACTTTCTCATTTCTCCCTTGATTCTCCACAAGCACAAGATTTTTTAAGTGAAGCTTCTGGTATAGCAGCAGATATAACTACAAATATCAAAGAAGATTATGTGTTGGAATATTTTTTTCCAAAACAAAGCAAAGTTATAGAAAAGTTAGTAGCAGATCACGTTAAGAATCATAATGAGTACAAATTTAATAGCTTATCAAAACAATCTTACTCAATAATGACCAGTGCTTATACACAATGGAAAGATGGAGATAAAGAAAGTGCAATCAATAAAATAAATCAATTTGTTGATGGCAAAGTTTTATTAGGTATTACACAAGATAAACAAGCTAAATTCTTTGATCAACTTTTGGAATATACGAAATCACTAAGAGCAGAAGCTTTTAATATTGATGGGTATCAGGGGTCTCTTGGTGTTTTAGAAATGATGAGAGGAATTAAATATGGCCCTAATGGTAAAAGTATTTTTGAGACTCATCCTCAATTTGGTAATGAAATGCACAAGCAGACTATCGACCATATAAAAGATGAAGAGAAACTAGAAGAAGTTTTAAAGAAAAAAAAGCAAGAGGAAAACGAACAAATTTTATCTCAAATGATAGAAGACCTTGGCTTTGATAACAGGAATATAAATAGGATTCTTGATTTTGCTGTAAAAGTAGGTGTAGATAGAGATTACGTTTTACAAAAAGTAGAAATCTTTCAACCACAAAGAATACAAGTTTTAAAAGATTTGTCGTTTGATTTAACAGAAGGTCAATACTTAGGACAGCCTGCTGCTGCTAGTCAAGATCTTTTAAGGCTTTTAAATTCTTTAGGACCAAACTTTACCAAATCAGAAACTGCAATTATTAAAACAATACGAGGTCAAATAGAAGATGGCAGGCAAGGACAAATATCAGGCAGCAAAACACAGGTAGATCAAATTATTTTAAGAGCAAGAAAAACTATGAGTACATATGATGAACTTACAGGATTACTTGCTGCTGTTAAAGGTAAAGACGTTACTGGAGCAATGTTAAATTTTGAAAGAGAATTTAAAAAAGATTTTGAAACCTGGTTGCGTTATACAGATGAAAATGGTGATGGAACATTTGAGGTAAGAACAAGAAAACAAATTTTTGATTATTTAAATGAATCAGAAATTGAATTAATAGAAAACATTAACGCTTACAAACAAGACATAGGATCAGGCATGAGAGGAACAGATATTAGAGGTCGTGACGATGATGATCCACAAGCTTTTGATGAAGGAGTTTCAATAGAAAGAGGAGGGCCAACACCTAAAGCAAGTGCTGAGTCTTCAGTAAATACAGGCGAATTAGAATTTAGTGGTGATCCTTTAAATAAATTTAGAGGGAGAAGAAGAGGTGATGGTCCTGGTGGAGGTATGATGAATCAAGATGCGGAAGAAACAAATAGTTACACTGTAAAAAAAGGAGATACATTATTTAGCTTGTCTAGACAATTCAATACAACAGTAGACCAACTTAAGGAACTTAATAATATAAACGATGAAAATATAATTAAAGAAGGACAAGAACTAAAAATAAAACAAGATGATGCAGAACCAGAACTTAATTTTAGTAACGATACGAGAGTGCAATCTATTGTTAAATCAGCTAAAGAACTTGGTATAAGCCCAATAGATTTAGCAGCAGTTATTGCACAGGAATCATCATTTAGACCTACTGTAGTAAGTGTTGACAAAGCTACAGGTAACAAATATACAGGTCTGATTCAATTTGGACCATATGAAATTGCTAAATACAATATAAAACCAAACATGACATTTGAAGAACAAATGGTTGCGGTAACAAGTTTCTTAAAAGATAGAGGTGTCAAACCTGGTCATGGTCCTAAAGAAATATATGCAGCTATATTTACAGGTAATGTAATTAATCTGACTAAACGAAATTCAAGCGGTAAATTAGGTGCGGATTGGCCAGATTCTAATGGCACTACCGTTAATAAAGCTTTGCCAAATCTTTTAAAAGGAGGATCTAAGTATAAAATGGCAATAGATTTCTTACAACAAACAGGTACATACTTACCTAAATCTAAAAAATGACTACACAAAAACTAGCTAATTTCTATGAAAATAATGAACTCATAGATCTTTATGAAATTGGTAATGATTACGATGAAGATGATACTAATTTAGGTTTTAATTTACCAAAACGATTTACTGATTTTAATAATAGTTTTACAAATGCTGAAGAATTTTTAGCTTTAAACGATTCTTTAATTGAAAGATTTCCACAATTTAAAACACCACTACATGATTTTTTAAAAACTAATAATTCAGAAAGATTAGGTCTTGCGGTAAATGAATTATTAGATCCAACAAAAATAGATGGAGATATTTACAGGCAAGTAAGTGATGACCTAACTAATAATCTTTCTGGTTTTTATCAATTACCAGAAGAAGAACAAACAAAAGTTAGAAATGTTCTTGCTAGTCGAAACGGATTAGACGGTGATTCAAGATGGAAGACTGCTAGCGAAGAAAATCAAAACATATTAACTAGACCACAGCCACAAATTAGTGATGATGTCTTGCAATATATTGGTGTAGCTAATTACGTTAAAACAGGTGATGTATCAAGAAAACCTAGAACGAGAATAAGACAAAATGAAATCTTTAAAAAACTTACAGGATATTCTTTTGAAGATATTACAGAAAATAGAATTTCAAAAGACATTATAGAAAGTAGTCAATTTCAAAAAGGACTTACAGAATTTTATAATAAAAATAAAGACTCTATAAAAATACCAGATAGAAGTGATACCTCAACCCTTACAAGACAACTGCAAAGTTTTGGTTATGAAGTAACTGGAAGTATAGCTCTTGGTGCTGTGACAAGTCCGATGCTTGCTGCTGGACCTCCTGGTATTGCTTTATTTGGAATTACAAATTTTTTAGGTAACTATTTTATAAACGAAGAAGCACAAAATATTAGAAAAGGTCAATTAGCAGGTGTAGGAGAAGAAGGGAAAACAAGCTTTGGAGAAAAGTTTGCTGCTGGTATAACAGGTATGATTCCATTTGATCCTGGAGCTGCAGGACTAAGAGGTATTAGAAATGCTGCTTTACAAGGTGCAGCAACTACTGGTGTTGAAACAACTATCAGAACAGGTATAGAGGAGCAAAGACCACCAAGTTTAGAAGAAACTTTAACAGCTTTATCAGTAGGTACAATTTTTGGAGGAACATTTAAAGGATCGTTAGATTTGTTTTCTAAATATGTAAATAAATTCCAAGGATTATCAGGACCAGAAATAGATGCTCAACTTACTGCTAAAGATAAAAAAAATATAACTAAAATTGTTAAAGATCTAGAAAAGATAAAAAAAACACAAACAGAAAAAATAGAGCAAAGCGTAAAACGAATTGATAACCTAGTCGATGGTAAAAAAACAATTGATTTACCTGACACTAGAGGTCAAGGTAAGTTTTATCATGGTGCTGCTAGTGAAGTAGAACTTGTAGAAGGTGGTGAATTTGGTAAAGCTGTTGAAAACTTATATGGAGATGGTTTTTACACAACAGATGATCTAGTTACTGGTGCTAAATATCAAAAGAAAAACAGAGTGAAAGGAGAAAAACCTAGTGGTGTTGTTTATGAAATTACTGAAAAACAACCTGTTAAATTTTTTGATTTAGATGCACCTGCAACACCCGAAAGAATTGAACAAATAAGAAGAGTATTTAGTTTTGATGATGGTGATTATGCAGAAATAATCGACAGAGTATTAGATGATGTTGGACCTAATGCAAGTATTGGAAAAATATATGATGAGATAAAACTTACTTCTAACTCTTATCAAAAAAGTGCTAATACAACAGCAGAGATATTTAGTTCTTTTACAGAAGAATTACAAAATGAAGGTTTTGGTGGTCTAACACATCAAGGAGGAAGGAAGGCAGGTAAAGGTAAAAGATTGCATCAAGTCAGAATATATTTTGATCCAGCTAATTCTTTAGAAATAAATAAAGTAAACCTTAATGAATTTACAAGAGACACAAAAAAAATACCACAAATCAACCCAGAGCAAGTAGGTGATGGTGATTTTACTAATGCAAGAGTAGAAAGTTTAATTAATGAAGGCAAAATATCTTCTTCAATTAAAAGTAGAACTGAAACATTTGAAGAAGCTGTAGAGCTTAAAAACAGTCCTGGTTTTAGAAAATATATAAGTCAACTTGCTAAATATAGAAAAGAAAATCCTTCTGACAGAGATATTCTTGCAGCAGCATTAGAAATAACTGACATAAATACTGGAATACAAGACATCAATCAAAAACTAATTAATGCACTTAATGTAAAAAACGATGTCAATGCTGTCGAACAATTAGGTGAAGACTTAATAAAATCATTTGAAAATCTTAACGATTTTCTAGCAGATGCCATTCCTATTAGAACTGATCAGGCAAGAGGTCTAAGCATTATGGGTATGTCTACCGAAGGTTTAGGTAGTGTTACACCAGAAAAATGGAAGGCAATGACAGAACCACAAAAAAGAGAGTTTTTAAGATTACAAAGTGGTGATATTGGTATAAATGTTGATGTAGCAAATAAAGATTTAGAAACATTATCTACATCAATTAGAGATGCAATTAAAATTTATAAAGACACAGGAGATCCAAAAACATTAAATAAATTAGTTAATTCTATAAAAAGGACTAATGGCAATTACAACAAAGTTAATAAACTTGTTAAGTATGGAATTTTAGCAAATATTGCTAATTACGATATTTTAGATCGTCCTTTAAGAGTAATTAATGAAGTATGGTTAAGTGCTATTTTATATGGTCCTGATACTCATGTTGTAAATTCATTATCATCAGCATTAGAACTTGTAGCAGGCAATATAGAACTTTATTTAGATCCTGTTAATCTTACAAATCCCAGAGAACTTGAAGTTGCAATAAAACATACATGGAATCTTTTTACTGGTTTTGATTTTGCTTTAAAAGGTGCAAAAGAATCTTTTAATTTAGAAAGTAATTATTTTACAGGCATGTCTAAACTTGATGATTTTAAAGATAGAATTGCTTTTTCTATGGATGGCGATAATGCAATATCAGAAGCAGTTAATTATTTTGGTAAACACGTTATAAGACTTCCATATAAGGCTTTAACATCAGAGGATGCTTTCTTTCAAGGTTTGTCTATAAATGCTTCAGCATACAGTGGAGCTACCTTACAGGGCATAAGAAAAGGTCTTAAAGGACAAGCTTTAAAAGATTATGTTAATGAACAGGCAGAACTTGTAATTGAAACTTTTGCTAAAAGAATTGGCAAAATTATTAACTCTAAAGACCCCAATACCAAAGAAGATGCTATTCAACTTTATGAAATGGTTAAAGATTTTGCAAAAAGAAGCACCTTTTCTGAAGATCTTACAAGTGGAGGTCAATTAAGTACAGTTACAAAATGGTTGGCTGAAGGATCAGCAAAATCACCAATAGTAAGAAGATTTATACCTTTTGTAAGAATCTTAAAAAACCTAATAGGTAGGCAAACACAAAGAACTCTATTTCTTGGGCAAACACCTTACTTATCAGGTTTTTACAATGACTATGTAAACGGATCTCCTCTATTGCAAAAACAATTAAGAGGAAGAGTAATTTTTTCTGCTGCTATTGGTTCATTTATTTGGAGTCAAATGGAAAAATATGCTGATCCAAATAATGATGTTCATATTACAGGTGGTGGTCCATCTAATAGAGAAGCTTTTGGACGGAAATGGAGGACAGGATGGCGACCATACAGCCTTGGATATGTTCAAAAAAATGAAGATGGCTCTACTAAAATTGGTAAAGACGGAAATCCTGTCGTTAAGTACTATTCATTTACAAGATTAGATCCTATTTCTGGTCTACTAATGGCATATACAGATGCCTATGAAGTGGCTGACTTAGTTGGAGAAGGTAAAGTTGATGAAGCTTTAACTCATACAGCCGTATCAGGTGCAAGAAATATAACTGATCGTTTGTTTTTTGAAGGTATAAATAATTTAGCAAAGCTAATTTACGAACCACAACGAGCGCAAAGATGGTTGGCTCAAACTGTTTCTTCTAATGTTATTGCTAGTGGTTTATTAAGGAAAGCTAAGAATATACCTAGTGATTTATATGACATGGGGTTATTAAACTGGACAGGAGTAACAGAAGATCAGGCATATCAATGGAAATTGCAAGAAGATATTAATGTTTATAAAGGAGATGAAGGTTTAGCAATAGCTAACAGAGTTAATAGAGGTTTAACAAAAGTAGTACCAGAATGGAACAGAGTAACTAAATTACCACCTATAAGAGAACATATTACTAACAAACCAAAAATTAAAACACAAAAACCTGGTTTTGATTTTTTAACTTGGTTTATATCTAGCGAAACTGATAATCATCCAGTGAAAACAGTATTTGCAAAAATGGGCAAAGGAGTATCAGAACCTAGCGATACCATCACTTCCTTTGGTGGTTCTGTTGAAGGTCAGTCAGGTATGCCAATAGATGCTGTTGAATTAGATGTTTATAAAATGAGTGATTTAAGATATTTAATAAATACTATTGATTCAAATGGAAGACTTGAAAACGAACGTGGTTATAACGGTATGACAATTGATAAAGCTATGCAAACATATATGCAAACAGATTGGTTTAAAAGTAATTACGAAATTATTAAAAATGAAAAAAAACCTTGGAATACACACCCAGAAGTTATTGAAGCAATATTAAATGGACCTCCAAATGGTAAATTTCCAGGTTTTAGAGAAATTAACAGTAGTTATATTGCAAGAGGTAAAGATAGGTTTTTAACATTACCAGAAAATGTAGATAAGCTAGAAGAAGCTACTAAATTGAAGATGCAGAGTAGAATGAAATATGTCGAAATGCTTCAAAAAGCAAATGAACGTATTGAGTACTAATTATGGCTACTAACACTGCTGCAACTTTTACAAACCATACTGGTAATGGTACTGCTGGTCCTTTCAGTATCTCCTTCTCATACTTAACTGAATCAGAAGTTGATGTTACTGTCGGTGGGGTACTTAAAACCATAACCACTCACTATACATTTACCAGTGCTACACAGATTACCTTTACCAGTGGTAATGAACCTGCTAATGGTGTTGCGATTAAGTTTCAAAGAGATACTGATATATCTGCCAAAAAGGTAGATTTTGTTGATGGTTCTGTTCTTACAGAATCAGATCTTGATACACAAAATAATCAGTTGTTATTTGCTCAACAGGAGATAGTAGGTAATATAGTTGGACTGACAAACGCTCAGGTAAGAACTGCTGTAGAAAGTGCAACTGACAGTAACGTATTTACTGATGATGACCATAGTAAGTTAAATGGAATAGAAGCAGGTGCTACAGCAGATCAAACAAACGCTGAAATTAGAGCAGCAGTAGAAGCAGCTTCAGATTCTAATGTATTTACTGACGCTGACCATGCAAAATTAAATGGTATTCAAGCAGGTGCTACCGTAAATGCATCTGATGAAGCAGGTTTAGTTAAATATTTAAGAACGGGTGATGGTGTATATACAATATTTACACCTGATGGTACAACTGTTAGCACATCTAATATCTCTGCCACTTATGGACAAAGTGGTAATACTATAACTATTACTAAAGCTGGACATAATTATCCTGTTGGCAGTTTTGTTAATATTACTTTTACAGGTGGTGCTGCAAATGGTACATACAAAATACAAACAGTAGCAGCAGATGAAAATTCATTTACAGTTACAGCAGGGGCAAGTGCAACAATATCTAATGGAACTGCTTGTACATTTCAAACTGTAACTGAAGGATTACAGGAAGCAATTAACCATGCAAATGCTAATGGTTTAGATTTTTATTGTGCTGGTGGTGGTATTAGAACCGAGGGTAATCCTAATACTGATGTAGGAGTCATAAGTTGTACAGGCACACTACAAATACCAGCTTGTCAAAATAGATCCTTTGTTTTTAAAAGTGTTACTTTAGATTTTTCAACTGCTTTAGGTAATAATCCTGGATTAAAGTTTGATAGCTTTATGATGATGGACTTTGACTTTGCAGGTCAAGTTGGTTATCACGGAAATGGAAATGCTGTTGAATTTGATGCTCAAAATGTTGTCCCTCTCGACAATATGCGTGGTCAAGTTGATAGTAGAATTAAAATAGATACTATTGCTTATATAGAAGGTGGAACTGGTGCATCTCCTTTATCTTCTTGTGTCAGTTTTATTAGAACACATGCAAGTTTACCAGCTACAAGTAGAAATCATTTTAAATTTGGTGAAATAAACGCATCAGGTTTTGATGGCACTAATGTAACGCTTATAGCAAGAAATGGAATGGTTATAAACCATTCAGGTTTTGCTGGTAATATTATTGATATTCAAGGTATTCATCATTATAAAGAAGCTGGATTAATTGTAGGTCAATCAGTTGCTTCTCCAGCACCTTTTAGTAATACATTTCGTATAGGTTTGCTTGAACCTTTTAGAGTAACAAGTGGTGGTTCTGTAGTGGCTGTAGGTTTGAGATCCTACGCTACACGAAATGATTATAATTTTGCAATTACTAATAATGGTGGAATTAACCAAGGTGGTGTTACAGGTGCGTTTGCTCACGCTGTATTGTTAGAATCAAGTGCAAATAATGAGCATATATTTTTAAGAAATAGTCAAGGTGCAACTACAGGTTTAATTTCGAGTAACAGCAGTAACAATAATACTCTTTATTTTGATGGACATAAGTTAGATGGTAATTTTTTAGTAGGCACACCTATAGAAAATGTATTTAACGGTGCTGGTGGTAACTCTCAAATGGTGGTTGCTGGCACAGATACTAATACAGTTACACACTCTAATGTTAACGCTTCGATTACTATCAGTAATAAAGATGGAACTGCTAATAATTTAGCTGGATTACATTTTGCTAGAGAAGATAATGATGGATCACCACATTATGTAGGTGCATCTGTTGTGGCTCAGTTTTTAGAAACAATGGTTGATGGTCAATATCCAAAAGCTAACTTATCGTTTTTAACTTCATCATCAGCTAACGCTGCTCCAACTGAAAAAATGGTTTTAGCTGCTGACGGTAAATTAGGGCTTGGCACTAATTCACCCACTTATCCAATTTCAATAGTGAAATCTGGTGGTGGTGACGCTGCAACATTAGGAATACAGAATACTGGTAATGATCCAGCAGGGATTCACTTGTTATCTGGTCATGGTAACTGGTCTATATTCAATTCTGCTACCGTTGGAAACAATTTTGAAATAAGAGATGACAGTTTATCTGTTTTCTTAATTAATGCTGATCATGATATACAACTCAGTGATGGTACTACTGCAAGAAATCAAATAACTTCAGATCACTCTGACGCTACTGACGCTGTAAATAGAAAAGGATTTCATATGACTGATGGCCCTGCGATTGTTCATTCTGATGGTAGTAATGACAGAGCATTTGAAGTTTTTACAAGTCATGGAGGTGCAGCAGGTAGTAACAGGGCTAAATTAAATTTTAGAGTTGAAGGTGATGGTGATGTGCGAAACACAAATAATTCTTATGGTTCGTTATCAGATCAAAAACTTAAGCAAGACATTGTAGATGCTGGTTCTCAATGGGAAGATATAAAAGCTGTTAAAGTTAAAAAATTTAAATTTAAAGATCATGTAGCTAATTTAGGTGCTGATAATGCAGTTCTGCAAATAGGTGTTGTTGCACAAGATTTAGAAGCGGCTGGTATGTCAGGACTTGTAAAAGAAACACCAGACATAATTGACAATGTAGATCAAGGTACAGTAACAAAATCTGTTAAATATTCTGTGTTGTATATGAAAGCAATAAAATGTTTACAGGAAGCTATGGCAAAAATAGAAGTATTAGAAGCTAAGGTTGCTGCATTAGAAGCTGCTGATTAATTAGTCTTATGTTGCATCTGCCTTGTCATAAGGCTCATGGTGACATACAAAGGTGATAAACCTATAATGAGCAGTAGAACAGCTATGCTCATTACTGACATAGCTCTTATCACAGCAAGTTTTATCATGTTTCAAAAGATAGCTAATGTTTTGAGTATTCTCTCATTCATAATGGTAACTTCAGTTATAGGTGGAGGGTACTTTGGATATAAGTATGTAACATCTGAGCAGTTCAAGGCAAAGATAATGAATCAGGTTATGGGTAATGTAAAAGGAATGATGCCTAATGTATTAGAAAAAGGCTTACCAAAAACAACAGGACCATCTATGGCTCTACCTAAAAAACTTGGATTATAATTGGAAATACCAGAAATAAGTATTCCAAACATAGAAATACCACAAGTTTATATTCCACAAATATCATTAACTGGATATGAACCTTTAAATGTAGAAACTATAGGTTGTAAATATTTTCATCGAGATATAAAGAATACAGGCAATAGAAATTTATTAATAGAAGATCCAAACGGTGTAACAAGCAGTTGTCCATATCCATCTTTTATACCAATGAATTATCAGGCAGATCAACTAATTATTGTTGAGGAAGCTGCTGTTGTAAATGACGAACCAGACAAATTACCAGAAGGTAAACCACCGAAAGCAGAGATACCTAAAGAAGAAAAGAAGGAGGATGTATTTGTAGAATGTCCTGGTAAAAAGGATCAAAGAGTAGGAGATTTTCGTAACGAAAAGAAGCTGGAACGTGTTGTAGGACACAAAA